TGTTTGGGTGTCTTGCGTCTAACTGTCGCAAAAGGATTGACTGTTGCGTACTCCATGTCCAACGCATACCTATACACACGTGACGCACAGGTACATACGTGGTTTGCAAACTGTATACCACGCTTCACCCACTCTTCGTACACATGCTTGGCCTGCTTTGTGGACACAGATTGAAATGGTCTATGCCCCAAGTCATGCAATAAAACAGACAAAAAGTATCTGTAATCTTGTTTAGTTTCTTCTCGTAACATATTGAAATCATTAGATTTATAGTACGACTGCACTAATAATTCCAACGTGCTACTCTTGTGAATAACAATTATCTCTGCTTGTTTCTCTCGCCAATCGTCAATGGTTTTGTTAAGGTCACGAGCTTGCGCCTTTGCAGTACGCAAGTCCGTGCCTAGTTCTACTCGTTCTACAATACCCTCGTCAACAAGTCGTTGCGCTGGGTTAAAACGATAAGACTTAGAGCCATCACGATTGGTTCGTGATTGCACAAATCTAGGGAGTGCCATTAGGCAAACTCCCAAAACTCTGTCACTCGCTCTTTGAGTTCGTCAAGTGTAATGATTGGTTCACAACTTTCCCCATCAGAATCTGTGCCTAACACTAAACCTTTACCAGCATAACTGGTATTACGATTACCATCCAAGGTAAACATATATTTAATGTCAATATACAAAAGTCCTTCGTCATCTACATAGATGCAGTCACCCTCTTTGTTGATGTCTACTGTTGTAAACATAGCACAATCAATAAGTTTGTAGATGTTTTTATAGTCAGAGTTATCATAATCTACCTCTGTGATAGATTGATTTTTTGGGTCAATTAAAAATGCTTTCATTGTTGGTTCTCCTTTTTAAAGTAACGCTTGGCTGTGTCTTCAGTTGTAATGTATTCATTACCACTGGCCACATCTTTCATGAGATATGGCTTAGTCCTTGCCTTTCGTCTGTATCCTGACAACTTAAATGTCTTGCCATTTATGTTAGCAATCTTGTCAATGTCTAAGTCGTCAAACATTGCAAATGTTTCCAAGTCTTTTTCAGACTGTGACTTTGCTCCAAGCAAACGCAAGTTAACCTTGAACGTAACCTCTGTGTCCGTATAGCTTGCGTTACCGACAGTTGTTTCAAAACCATCTATGGTGTTAGCTGTCAGTGTGTCTTGGATTTTATTTCTCAAAGATTTTATTATCTGTCTATCTAAATTTTGCATGGGTTATTCTCCTTTCAGTTGGTTAGTGACCACACCAATGCGTTCAAGCATAGTGTGCCTATGATACATATTAGCATAAGTGCTATTAAATTCAAGCCTTCATTATTCATTCGGCTCTCCATCGGTACACTTCTTCTATACAGAAGTTGCGTCCAAACTTGCATGTATTATCATCCTTGCATACCTTTTCGTGTTTACTGTTTTCCCAACAGTCACCACCAAAGCCACGCATGTTTGCATATTTTTCCCATCCGTCATCTATTGATAACACGATGATGGTTGGCAAGACTAAGAACATAATACAAATCCATAGAAATGCCCACCCAAATCCTTCATTATGATACGGTTCATTACTCATATTCTGTTACCTCTCAAAGCAAAATATAAACCACCCATCCATAAAAGCACATGTAGATTGTCATAGAACAATACATCTAATATACTTTCGGGGTCGCCTATCCATATTACACCTGTCATGATACAACACATCGTTATACCACTAAATCTT